TATACTCAGACTCCATACGATTAATAAGCGGAGCCAACTGATTTAACATCTGACCACGGGTGTCTTGAATCTCAGTAACGCTTTGGCGCTCCTTCTTCTCCTGACGGATAATCTGATCAACAAAAAATGAGCGATTAATTGTATCACGGTACATGCTAATCATGTCCATCATATACTGAGGCTGATTACCCGCCATGATTGGTGCTGGCTTTTCACTGCCTGCCTCGTGAAAAACAACCTGACGAGAACCATACTTCATGGGAAGCATAATGCTGTCTTCTTCAGCTGTAAGTGTAGGAAAGTTTAAATACTCGGATGAAATCAATACTTCCTTGACCATCTTATTGAGCACACGAATCTGAGACAAGCAGGTAAATGCTGGTCCGCGTCCGTATACCTCATCCGCTAACTTAGACCACCGAGGTACTAAGAAAGTAAAATAACTTGATCCGTCTACTTGAAGAGGCTCTTTAAATGATGGTGACCAATAAGTCACTGTGTATTGACGCTCTGGTCCAACACGACCACCCTTCTTCGCTCTTTTATCTACGCTAGGCTGTATTGTATAAATAAGCTCGTACTTAGAACTAATACCACGACTCTTATCAAATCCTTGCATATCCGCAACTTGCGGAAACATCTGCAACAGCTGACGTGCTGTTTTATAACAACGGTAAAACACTGTGTCTACTCGCCCGTTTGCATCTACATCAAAAAATGTATCAGCCAATGGACGAGTACGGAAGTTAACTACACCTTCTTGGTGTGAAACTTGGACAGGTGATGTACCATACGCACCAATATCTAAAAAACATTCATGTGATGCAGAATAGAACTGTGACTCAGGCAGAGCCAGTTCGTGCATGATGCGATCAGATACTTGTTGAATATACCCTAGCTCTTGTTGGTTTAACTGGGATGTTGGTACATCCTTTGCCCGTAGGTACATCCAACGGTCTGACTTTGGAATCATGTTCGAAGCCAGACCGTTGGCGAACATCTGATTACACCAGACGGCAGTGTCGTCAAAGATCTCTCGCGAGTCATCTTCTTTTCGAGTTGTGTTGTGGTGATCAAACTCGTTTGAGTTCGGACGCACATACCGCTGAGAGTCTTGAAACATATGGTCGAGATTCGACCGCAATAACTTTAACTCTTCATATCTTTGGTGTAAATCTTTCATTTAGGACCACTTAAAAACCCTTTATAGCTCTTCGGGCGCGAGCTGTAGCTTTTCGTTTCCGATCATCTACAGGCTGATCTGTTTTTTTAGATTTTTTAGACTGTGCCTTTACTGTTTTCTTCTTGGTTTTTGGATGCGTGTAGGCTATGTAACTTAAATAATTTGGGTTGCCACCTGCTTTATCTTTCTGCGACTCAAAAGCCTTAACCTTGTCACGAGAATATAGTGACGATACTGCGCGAAACATTACAGCAGGGTTGATCATGATTTAAAGCTTAGAGCCGTAGCCCATGCCTGTTTTACCACCGACATTCTGCTGTGCACTAAATTTCTGTTTACCAAGCTGACCCGATGTTGCAACAACTCGAGCGGGTGAGCGAACAGCGCCACCAACAGTCCTTCTGGGTGCCACGCCTGAACGAATAGACCTAACCGACGCCACTGCTGGCGGAGGTGGGGGTGGGGGTGGAGGTGGTGGAGGTGGTGGAGGTGGTGGTGGTGGTGATTTGCTTCCGCCCATAATCTACAATTCTTTTTAATTTGTTCCAGTTGTGGTATTTTAATTTATCTGGCTCGCCCAGCATCATTATTCGATATCTACTAAAAGCAACAGTGTCAAGCTTATATGGAGCAAATTTCATAAAGTCGGCTATCAAACCACTACCACTACGTGAAGCCGCATACATAATATACCAAAAGTGTCCCTGCTCTTCGTTGTGCGCACGCTCTACTAAGAGTAATACCTGCGGCGTGCTAAACACATATCGCTCATAGGGCGGTCGAAAATTTAGATACTGATCTAAAATCTCTACAAAATCTAGACCCTTTGCGTGGTACTTTATTACTGCTTCGTCTATTAGAGACAAATCATAATCACCATCTAACTGCTGCGACGTCATATGTTGTTTTAGGTTTTTTATTGTCTAGCTTAGGCTGCTTTAAACCAACAGCCAATGTTCTAAATGCGTCAGCTCCGTGAGAACTAGAGTCGTGAACAGGGGATTTACGAAACACACCACGGCTTGCGTCATACTCTTTGTGGTAACCCTTTAGCGCCTCAAGTCCACGAGCACAGTCGTTTCTAGCAAACCAACACCTTGGTAGAATAGCACGTACCGCGTCGATGCCGTCAATGATCGGTAGCTTCTTCACAGTAGTAAACTTCAGCCCCATACTTCTTGCTATCTCTAACCTACTCTTACCTGTGCCCAGCTCACGTACTTTGATGTCATGTGGGGCGTAATGCTTCCCGTAAACAATGTCTCTTTGAGTAGCATACCTATTTAACTCGCGTGCGTAGTGCGGTAACCCTTCCCCGCTGTTTTCATAGTAGTGGACTACGCGAATCTCATTCTTAAACAACTGTACGAACCAGATTGTCGTAGCGTCATCCATACCCAAATCCCACGCAGTGTGTACGGGTAACATCGGGTCAGGGGTCAACGTATCAATAATCTGTTTATTCTTATATAACTTACTAATGTAACTACCATAGTAACTCCCCTCAACTGGGGTCTTAAACGAGCACATGTACTCCGATTGGAATCGTGCTTCGTTGTTCAACTCATCGCGAGCCTTTCGTATCTCATCCGCACCAATTGCCTTTGTGTCCTTAACTGATAGGTGGCTGCTGTACCACGCCCCGTCAGACTGAGCCTTTAACAAAATCTTGTAGAAGTGGTTTTCACCACGAGGTGTTCCATTAAACAATGCCCAACCGCCATTCTCCGCTAAAATTGGATTGATCAACTGCCACGCGGATGGGTCAGAAATACTATACTCGGAGAACACAACACCCACTGGGTTAGCACCAACCATCTTATCAGGATCGTCAGAACCCATTAACTGTATCACAGAACCATTGCTCAGGTGAATCCGCATCTCCTGCTCACTCTTGCGTTCGACAATCTCCTTTGGAAAGTAGTCAATAAACTTCTTGCCCTCACCTGTCATACCGTTCCATACAATACGACGAGCCTGATTACCGTACGGTAAGACGTACCAGTATGTGCCCACGCGCTGAAGTGCCTTGATCGCTACAATGTTTACGCAGGTCAGATCCTTACCCGCACGACGATGCCACGCAACTACCGCACGCAGTCCGCGCTTGGCTTGTGTCATATACTTAAGTAGTGGCAGCTGATAATGTCTCGGCTGCCATCCCTGTGCAGGAACCTGTACGTCCATATTAAAACTCTTCGGTATCGTCTTCTACTTCCTCGTCGTCCCAGTCTACTTCGAAATCTATTGCAACATCCGTGCCGTAGCTAACTATGTCTGCGTGGGCTTCATGTAGAAGCATCTTACCTATCATATCGTTGTTAAATCTGTAGTCGATACAGCCAGTCTCTTCATCCAACACTACTAACACATAGTTTGTGTAGTGTTCGGATACAACCGACTTTACCTCATCAATCGTCATGTTTCTCTTCTTCGCTCAAAAATTCGTTATAATCATCCTCTTCATCTACTATCTCAGCATCAACCGTCTTGGCAAGCTCAGATTTAGAAACATTGGAGTAATCTACCGTTAGTATCTTCATCTCCCCACTCATTGTACCCTGAACGTCGACACTCTTTAACTTAGGCTGAGTAAAGCTAGCAAGCTCTTTCCATATAGAAATCTTGTCTTTCTTAGCTACGTCGGGATCATCGGTATACTGCATCAGCTCGTCGATAGGGTTAATGCCCCGTTCGGCAAACATAGCCAATAGCGCCTTACGCTGTTCGGCTGGCGTAGGTGCTTTGCTCATTGTATCTAGGAATTGTTGCTTAATACTTAGGTCCTTTTCGACCTTCGCCAACTTACCCTGTGCTTCTTTCATGTCCTTCTCTGCTTTCATGCGTCTTCGGTGGCAACGGCTACGTTTAGCTGCCTGTTGCTTGGTTACCTGTTTCGGTTTACCCGCCTCGTAGGTCCGACGGTCCACTTTGTTCTTAGCTGTTTTTGTGGGCACTGTCCAGAGTAATGTACAATTGAGTACAGTTTGTCAAGCGCACAGACACCTAAGCCACCCAGTAGACAGTCAAAAATAGGGGGGTGTCTGCTATTAACATATAAGGTAATCAAGGACTTACAGAGAGATAGACACTTTTGACACCTACGGAGAGCATTTCAAAAAGATTTTCTTAATAGGGTAAATAAAGTGTCTTTTGTGTCTGTCATCCCGTAAGTCGTTGATAATCATTAAAGTTAACAACAGCCACCTAGTTTCAAAAAGTGTCTGTTAGCTGTCTACCCCGTCTGTCAAATGTAAAAAAGTATCAATACTACTGCACCTTTGTTTACCTAAACTCTCAGAAACTAGAAAATTTATACGCAGGTAGGGACCCCTTGTGATTCTCTCAGCCTTTTCCCCCTAGTGCCCCCCCCAAACGTCAATTTCGATCCCCGATCCCTAGATTCTAGAGCCTCACGGTCCTTTGAACCCTGCCCCAAGCTCCGATAAACCTAGTATCTATGCACCTCCTGAAACCCCAGCCAGCGAAGCACCCATCCACCCAACCATAAGCTCCTGATCCACAGTACCTTACGAACCCGTAGACCCTCGCCGATCCGAGACACGGTCCAGCGGACACCCAACCCTGTGCCGCGCGAGCCGTAAGCCCTTGATCCGCTGCAGCTTATGCACGACCAGGCGCGTACGCAACAGTGTTGTATGGGGGAGGGGCGGTTGTTTCCTAATCCTAATGCATCGGTCAATGGATTGCTGTCTTGCTTACGCTTCTTCCTGTGTTTCCTGTTGGCAAGATTTGTTACTCGCAGGACTTCTTTCCACGGAAACTCAGAGAAGCTGTGGCAATGCCCGACCATTGACTCGATACAGTTGACCGTGCTGTAACCGCCCTTGGTTACATTAACTACTAACTGTTATACATTATGAAAGATACACATACTACTGACATCGACACACTCATCGAAGCGCAACGCGAGCATCTGTTCGACGCCTGCTTCGATCCCTTGTACGACGACCTTGGACCCGACGAGGGCTACGGCAGCTGTGATCCTTGGAC